CAGCGTCTTTACAGGACGTATACGCCGTCGTTAATGGGTCGTATTGGGGCGCTTATGCAAAAAGCCCCGCCGTATTTGTCTCCCGGAATGCATTTTGGCGGCAAGGCACTGTCTGGTTTGGATGAAATGAGGATGCAGGGGGCTATTGATAAATATAACAGCCTGTATGGCGGCCATCCGATACAGCAGAGTGATCTTACATTCCTGTCTGGCGATGCTCCACGGGATCAAAGCGTACTTGCGCCTGGTGCTAATTACATAGAAACGGGTTTTGGTCCTGGTAATATGGATCAACCCGTAGTTGCGCCTGGTGCTAATTACATAGAAACGGGTTTTGGTCCTGGTAATACGCAACCGGCAGGCACTGTTCCTATGGGTGCAACTGATTTTATGATGCGTTCTGGCTTTGATGATGACGAACTGGGTGATGCTGCAAGAATTGAAGAGATGTTAGCTGGCGGTGGCGGTGCTGCTGCTGAATCTCCGTATGATTTTTTGGGTGATGTTGAGGCAGAAATTGGTGATGCATACGGGGATTACGAACCCACTGAAGCTGAGAGTGACCAAGATTTAATGGGTTTCCAGACACCTAATGATACAAGGTTTGGCGGAATTTACTGATGAGTATGAAAATGCAGGTGCAGCTTGATAAGTTGCAGGCGCGTGTGGAACATTTGGAAAGCCTTGTGAAAGGTGATGTACCGCAGGCACATAAGGATCACCACCAGGATGGAAATGAACATGTTGGCCCTTTGCGGCTGAAGCATAAGGGGCGCGGGTTTTGGGATGTTGTAAGTTCCGATGGCGTAGCATTAAACGGTGGGCGGTTGAAAAAATCGGAAGCCGAGGAATTTATTGCTACACACGCCCCATGACAAGTTTTACCTCCCTGAGACTTGGTGGGCACATTGCCCACCATTTTTTTGAGGCATAAAATATATGGCAAAAATGACAGAAAGTACCCTTCAGTCGATTATCAAGGGTGAAATACAGAGCAGTTCGTCGTTTCTTGGCGGCGAGGTTTCAGACCAGCGCCGCAAGGCAATGGAGTATTACCTTGGTGAGCCGTTCGGAAATGAGGTAGAAGATCGCAGTCAGGTGGTTAGCACTGATGTGCAGGACACCATTGAGTCCATTATGCCTGATTTCATGGAGATTTTTGCAAGCGGAGAGGAAGCGGTGCGGTTCGAGCCGGTCGGGCAGGAGGATGAACAGGCCGCAAAACAGGCAACCGAATATGTTAATCATATCTGGTTTAAGGCCAATAACGGCTTTGAGGTGACGCATGACTGGATTAAGGATGCGTTGCTGCAAAAAAACGGGATTATCAAGGTTTACTGGGATGAGGCGGAGGAAACGAAGCGCGAAACAATTTCCAACGTAAACCTTGCAGCGCTGATTGAACTGGAAAACGATGCATCTATCGAAATTATTGAGCAAACGGCAATAGAGGTAACGCCGGACCTGATGCAGTTTGCGCCAGACGGGCTGCTTTGGGATATTACCATCAAGCAGACCAAGAAAAGGGGCCGGTGCCGCGTTGTTTCCATTCCGCCAGAGGAGTTTTTAACATCCCGTCGCTCAACATCTCTGGATGAGGCGGTTTTTACCTGTCACAAGGTCAAGAGAACGGTTACAGAGCTGCTTGAGCTGGGTTATCAGAAAAAAATCATCGACAGTTTGCCCAGCCATGACGAGCAAATGTATAACGAAGAGCGTGTAGCGCGGTATTCGGCGGATGAGGAGTGGCCGGAACAGCATACGGAGACTCGTGATCCTTCGATGCGGGAAGTTTGGATTTACGAGTGTTATCTGAAGGTTGATTTTGACGGTGACGGCCTTGGTGAGATGAGGGCTGTAACGGTGGCAGGGTCAGGCTACAAGATTCTTGAAAATGAGCCTGTTGACGACCATCCGTTTGTCGATATGACACCGATTCGTATGCCGCATAAGTGGACAGGGCGTTCAGTTGCCGACCTTGTGATGGATATACAGAAAATCAAAAGCACCGTATGGCGGCAGCTTCTTGATAATATTTATGGTGTAAACAATAACCGCTACGTGGTTAATGAGCGGGTAAATCTTGACGATATGCTGACCAACAGGCCGGGTGGTCTGGTCAGGGTTGAGGGTGGCCTTGATCCCAGCAGTGCTGTTATGCCGCTGACGACGCAATCCCTTGGGTCGTACGCATATCCGTTGATCGAGTATTGTGATACGGTCAGGGAAACGCGTACTGGAATTACGCGCTATAGCCAGGGGCTTGATGCAAGCTCTCTCAACAAGACAGCGACCGGTATTAACCAGATTCTTGGCCGCGCACAGCAACGTATGCTGCTGATTGCGCGTGTATTTGCTGAAACAGGCTTTAAGAGGGCGTTTAAAAAGGTTCTTCGCCTTGTAATAACACATCAGGATATGCCCGATATTGTCCGGTTGCGTAATGAATGGGTGCCGATTGATCCAAGGGCATGGAACGCAGAAATGGATATGACGATTACGGTCGGCCTTGGGCATGGCACGCGGGAACAGCAGGTTGCTCTGGCCCAGAGGCTGATTGAAATGCAGGTTCGGGCGATTGAATTACAGGGCGGGGTTAAAGGCCCGATTGTTGATGCAAACATGGTACATGCAGCGCTCCGAAAATGGACACTTGCAGCGGGTTTGAAAGACCCCGATATTTACTGGCTGGACCCGAAACAGGCGCAGCAGCAGCAGCAAGAAGAGCCGCCGCCTGATCCAAGATTGGTCGAGGCACAGGGTAAAATGCAACTGGAACAGGCTAAGTTCCAGGGTGATATGCAGATTGAGCAGGCAAAGCTGGAACAGGAAATGAAGATTGAGCAGGCAAAACTGGAACAGCAACATGCTTTAAAGGTTGAGGAGATGAAACTTGACCATCAGTACAAGATGGAGCAGTTATCTCTGAAGAGAGAGGAAGTAGCGATGGTCGCTACTGTCAAAGACGCTGAAGCGCAAGCCAGGCTGGCCTCTGCAAATTCGGCAGATTAGGAGAAGAAATGGCAAAATCAGATACAGGTAACACAAAAGCAGTTGGCACCAATCCAAGCTGGAAATCCGGCACAGGGCATGTAGTAGAATCCCGTCTAAATTCTGGCGGTGATAGTAAATTTGGCACAGGCAAAAAGGCACATAATCCTGGTGGCAAAAAAACGATGAAATACTAGGTATGAAAGCCAAAACGTGAGCGCGGCTGAAGACCAGGAACCCCAGCTTCGGCAGGAGCGTGACCGCGCTCACCGTGCGGAGAGGATGCTTAGTGACGAGCTGTTCACCGATGCCATCGCCTCGATTAAGGGATGGTGTCACGAACAGTGGGAAAACTCTCCGATGGAAGATGTAAAAGGGCGTGAGAACCTGCGGCTGATGATTGGCGTTGTTAATCGTTTTGAAACAATCTTTGCAACACACCTGACGACCGGTAAACTTGCGGTTAAGCAGTTGAGTGACCTTGAGGAAAAACGTAAGCGTTTCCGCTTGCTCAGGAGCAGATAATGCCGCGAAGAAATGCTTCATACTTACCGCAACGATCTTTGCTACTAGATCCGCAACGAAATAGTTTGCTGGCGCGAAGGGAGGGTGCCCCTGATACTTTAAGTTTGTTGAAAAATACAGGGCAGTGGATGAGAGAAAATCCAATGGACGCACTTGCCATAGGAACCGCGCCAATCCCAGTTGCTGGAGATGTTATAGGAGTAGCCAATGATTTGCGTCATCTGGCACAGAATCCGTCATGGGGAAATCTTGGTTGGACAGCGTTGGGGGCGTTGCCGTTTGTGCCTTCTGGGTTGGGTGCGATAAAACGAGCTACGCGGCCAGTAGATACCAGTTTACCCGAACTTTATAGAGACAACCCCGGAGGCGACTGGCTTAAAGGCAAGATAAAACAGGCAAAGAAAGACTATTTGACAATCGATACCCAAACAGCTCGCCCCACAGTTGGAAGATATAATCCTACGGCACATTTTAAAAAACCACTAAACCTATCACCCAATTTTCTTAAAGATATTCCAGGTGCTATGGGAGAAGAAACTTTTAGGGCGAGTTCCCCTAAATTAAAACTTATTAAAAAATCTATAAAAGAAAAGGGGTATTCGCCGGAGCCTATT